CAGTCAATCTGAATTTTGTCTGTGGTTTCAAGCACTACTTTGTTACCAGCAAGAATTTCAAGAGACGCTCCTACAGGAATGGGAGCATCTTTCAACAGAAATGTTGTTGTATTGGTTGCTGAACGTCCACCACCAGATGTATCACTAACTAGCTTTACACTAGCTGTGACTTGGCTGGTGTGTACATTAGCCAAGACCATGCCCAACACAACAGTAGTCGTACTGCTTGGTGTTGTGTACAGGTCTTCTGGAGTACCGCTTGAGGCTGGCATAACGTCATGCGATACAACTTTGAATGTATTAGCCATTTATTTCTCCAAATGTAGTATAATTATACCATACTCATAACGCTTTGTCAAGCATTTATTTCATCAGCCAAGGGCAATCGCCAAGGCCGTAGCCTCGTTAGCGATTACTGTATTCAATGCAGTTCCGTTAACTGTGATTGCATCTGCTTCCAGTGTACCATCAATGTCGGCATCGCCGGACACATCCAGTGAACCTGCATCAAGTTCACCTGTCAGTGTAATGTTACGGAAGCTAGATACATCTTTGTTGGCGTCTACCGTTACAACCTTACTTGCAACTACTGTACCTACAGCAGAACCAGTGTCGCTGTAGTTTAGTTCTGCTGTTGTAGCAGTTACGCCATCAAGGATATTTAGTTCTGACGCTGTAGAGGTTACGCCGTCAAGAATGTTCAGTTCAGAAGCAGTAGAGGTGACACCATCAAGAATGTTTAGTTCTGAAGCTGTGGCAGTAACACCGTCAAGAATGTTTAATTCTGATGTTGTAGCAGTAACACCATCAAGGATGTTTAGTTCTGTAGCTGTTGCAGTTACAGCTACATCTTCATTTATCTTTGGGCTAGTTAATGTTTTGTTGGTTAGTGTCGCAGTTGACGATGCTGATACTAACCTAGCATTACCACCAGTGCTAGGAAGGGTTAATACATTGTTAGCACCTTCTGAATGTGGTGCAGCTTTTATTTGCTGTCCATGAGAATTACTCTCACAGTTAAATTGAATAGTTCCTTGATTATCATTACCTTTAATAGTAACATGTCCTGTGCCATTTGGCGCAAGTTCAATATCAGCATTTGACGTGGATACTATGTCGTTGCCATTTACATCAAGGTTGCCACCTAGCTGCGGAGAAGTATCTGATAAAACATCAGTCAAGCCGCCAGCAGAAGATATAAGATTTCCTACAGTTACTTTTCGTAATGCACTAGCTGAGTCATCGTGAAGAAGAACTGTATCAGTTGATGTGTCTACAGATGTTTCTGCGGTTTGCCCTGTAATCACATTAGCATTAACCATAGCAGTTTCAACTGCACCGTTTGCAATTGTCGCAGCACCTGTAGATGAAAGGGTGATATCGCCGGAGATAGCTTTGTTGTCAAAGCTGTCAGAGCCATCGTAAATTAAAATGTGTCCCGACGCAAGAGAAGAGATGTTTGTGTCGTTCAGTTCTTCAAGAGTATCTTCTGTCTGTATCTGTGCATCCACGTACGCCTTGATAGCTTTGGCCGATGCAAGGGTGGTGTCTGTACCAGCAACACTCGACAGGTCTGTGTCGAGAACACCCGACTTTAGGTTGTCTACCTCAATGTTAGACAGCGTGTTGTTATCCGCATCAATTGTTTTGTTTGTGAGAGTTTTAGTTGTGGCGGCAAGATACGTATCAAAGGTATCCACCGTTGTTTGGCGCATAGTGCCAGCGTCATTAGTTACAAGACCGTCGCTGCCAGCCACTGCCGTTGTGCCAGCAGATGTGCCACCATCCATCAGGTTAAGTTCTGCAGTTGTGGCAGTAACACCGTCCATGATGTTTAGTTCAGATGTGGTAGCCGTTACCCCATCCATAATATTCAACTCTGAGGTAGTAGCAGTTACCCCATCAAGGATGTTTAGTTCTGTTGCTGTTGAAGTGACATTAGTGCCACCAATGTCGAGCGTTGTTACAGATATCTCACCAGCAACGGTAACAATACCATCTGCCAGTGTCATCAGGTCAGTATCATCTGTATGACCAATGGTTGCGCCATTGATATTGATATTGTCAATTACAGCCTGTGTAATGGCACTGTTTGTACCCAGTGTAGCCCCGTCCACTGAACCACCGTTGATGTCAGCAGTGTCTGCCACAAGGGCGTCTGTGGTTACTGTGCCGTCAAAGAAAGCGTCTTTAAACTCTTTGCTGCTAGAACCAAGGTCAATGTCATTGTCAGTGGTAGGTTCAATGACACCATCCTTGACAACAAACTGTTCTACCGACGAACTAGATACGTCAACCGAAAATTCAATCTGATTGTTGGGATTGTCGATGACGACTTTGTTAAGCGGGGTGGTCTCGCCGGGGTCGCCAATCAATCCAATAACCGGACCTTCAGCAGCCGTGCCATCGTGTTTATGACCTGTTGTATTTACAAATGCAGCTAGTACCTGATTAAATTCGTCGTTACTGTGGGCAGCGGTAATAACGTCGCCGTCAGTAT